TATCACTGAGGCACTGCGCGGTGCCTCCTCTCTGGCTAAGGGATTCTCAGAGTTTGCAAAGGGACACGAAAATATTGTGATGATAATCGGCGCCTTTGCGGGGGCCGTTGCTGGCGCTGTGCTGTTTGCACAATCCGCTACATTGCTAATATCCGTCTTGCGCTATGGGTACGCTAGCCTAAAATTGTATAAATTAGGCTTGATAGCAACAGGAAATGCCGCAAAAATAACTGCAAGCAGTATAAAAACTATGTCTGTATCAGCAATGGAGGCCGCTGGCAATATTGCAACTCAGGCAGGAAATACGGGGCGCGCGGTTGCAGCTATGGTTAAAAATATTTCGCTAGCTGGAGCATTACAAACCGCCACAAAAGGCTTCAAGGCTTTAGGCGCTGCTATCATGGGCATAGGCAAAGCGGGACTGGCCACAATGTTTTCACCTATAGGTCTGGCCATCATGGCCATAGCTGGGGCGGCTTACCTAATATATTCTAATTGGGAATCTGTGGGGCCGTTCTTTGCGGGGCTGGGGCAACAGATACAAACAGCCTTTGTGGGGGCTGTGGCTATGGTACAGCCAGCCTTGGCACGATTACAGGAAACCTTTGGAGTAGTAGCAGGCATAATAGGACCAGTGTTAGCAAGTATGGGAACGGCAATCATGAATGCCTTTAATCAGATTAGCATGACAGTAGCAGCAAATAGCGGCGTTTTTGATATTTTTATTCAAGCACTTACATTTTTGGCAGAGCTGCTGGGCGGGGTGCTTGTAGGAGCGTTTATAGTTTTTGCTAATGCAGCCGTAGGGACCATAACGATGGTTGTAGGCAGCATTGCTTCACTGATTGCAGGGGCAATTGGCCTCCTAAATGGTCTAATTGAGTTTATTACAGGCGTATTTACTGGTAACTGGTCTATGGCATGGCAGGGGATACAAGATATATTTAGCGGTATCTGGACAACTATCAGCGGTATAGCTCATAGCGTACTAAGTGGCATAGAGTCGACCATTAACGGTATTGTTAGCTCAATCAAGGGACTGGCTGGAAAACTGCCAGGCCTTGGCGGTGGAGGTGGCAAAGACATATCACATAACGCCAGGGGCGGTATTTATGGCAAGGGTGCATTTTTAACAACTTTTGCAGAAGATAGCCCCGAGGCTGCTATTCCGCTGGATGGCTCTCCAAGAGCTATCGGCTTGTGGCGAAAGGCTGGCGAAATTTTGGGGATCGGTAGCGAAACCCCTGGCAATACTCCAATGCCTGCTGGCATATTCGGAGGCAGTAAGGAAAGCGCCCCGGTGAACGCGCCACCTATTTCCATATCCTTGAATTTTACAGGCAACTTTGAGCCTGATGAAATCAGGAAGGCTGTGGAAAAAGCTGGACAGACAGTACAGCGAAGCTTTGCTGAGGAAATGGAGAAATACAACATGGAAAGGAGGCGGCTGGCTTTTGGCTAAGTATATAACCAAAATGGGTGATACCTGGGATTTGATAGCCTTTGAACAGCTAGGCACCTGCGACTATGTCAATGTATTAATTGACGCCAACCGGGAATATAGCAATACAGCTATATTTTCGGCGGGTATCATCCTGACAGTACCAGAGATAACAACAGATACAAAGGTGAAGAATTTACCACCGTGGAGGCGAAATAATGAAAGCTCGTAGAGTGTCCGTAAAATGCCAGTATGATGGTACGGATATATCGCAAGATATAGCAAGCTTTTTCAAGTCTTTCAGTGTGCGGGAGGTTCTCAGCGGTGAAGCTGATAGTGCAGAAATTACATTGCAGGATAGAGAAGAGCTATGGCAAGGGGATTGGATGCCAGACAGGGGCGCAATCATGGATATAACCCTGACTGTCAGCGACTGGACAACAGATGGAGATACCCGCGACCTGCCACTAGGGAAGTTTGAAGTAGACACAATAACTAATAGCGGCCCGCCTAACGAGGCGAAAATAAAACTGATTTCCATCCCTACGGCTTCCAACCTGCGAGGGGTAGAAAAGACCAGAGCATGGGAAAAGGCTAAGCTATCCCAGATACTGAAAGATATAGCCGACGGGGCGGAAATGGAATATTATTTTGACGCTGAGGACGATCCGGTTCTGGAGCGAGCCGAGCAATCAGAACAAACGGATTTGACATTTCTCCAAAAGCTTTGCAAGGATGCAGGGCTGGCCCTGAAAGTCACAGATAAAAAAATAGTTATCTTTGATATTGGGGATTATGAAAAAGCGGACCCAGTGCTGACAATTTGTAAAAATCAGCAAAGTGTTTTATCTTTTGACTGCCAGAGCACTATACAAGAAGTTTACAAGGCCTGTCATGTTAAGTATAAGCACAGCAAAAAGGACGAAATGATTGATTATACTTTCACGGATCCAAACCGCAAGGAAGGGCAAACCCTGCAAATCAATCAAAAAGTTGAAAATGTCGAAGAGGCGGAAAAGCTAGCCAAAAAGAAGCTTCACGAAAAGAACCTGGAAGAGGTATCGGTATCACTGACAATGATAGGAAATTTTGCTTTGCTGGCCAGTAATACTGTGGAGCTAGTGGGATTTCATCGTTACGATGGCAAGTATCTCATAAAGCAATCTAGCCACGACATTGGGACGGGTGGATATACGACAAAAATAGAGCTTAGAAGGGTGATAGATGGCTACTGATATAGAAAGAGCCTTGCGGGGCATGATAAGAACTGGGACGGTATCGGCGGTATATCCAGCTAACGGCACGGCTAGAGTAGTGTTTGATGATAAAGACGATACTACCAGCCCTGAGCTGCATATCCTGCATAGGTACAGCGGGAAAAATAAAGATTATTGGGTGCCAGATATAGGGGACCAAGTTCTTTGTGTATTTGCTAACAACGATACAAATTTTTCTACTGGCTGGATTCTCGGCAGCTATTTCACAGAGAAACAACCTCCTCAAGTGGCGAATCCTGATATTATGCGCCTGGACTTTGCGGATGGCACATTTTTTGAGTACAACCGGGCAAATTCTTCTTTAACTATCAAAGTTAAGGGGACTATAAAAATAAACGGAGCAGAGGTACATATAAACGACTAGCAGTTGTGCCCAACTTGGGCACAAAAAGGAGGTTATAAAAATGCCAGCAGCGGCACGACTGGGAGACCAGGAAGTGGGAACTTGCAACATGAAAGAACCTTGCTGCTCTCATGGCAGAGTGGACACAAATGGCACAGTGTCCCCGGATGTATTCATCAATGGGCTGGGCACACACAGAAAAGGAGATACAGGCACCTGCAATGGCCCCCACGGCGGTACATTTGTAACAACAGGGGGCAGCGGTACGGTATTTATCAACGGCCGTCCAGCCGTCCGCATCGGTGACAGCACAAACTGCCAGAACTGTGGCCAGCCTGGAAGCCATAGCACGGGTAGCGGCAACGTATTTATAGGGGGCTAGTTTATGTCGTTTTTATCAAATGTGGCAGGGAGCTACGAAAGCAGAGTAAAAAAGGTTTGCAGGAAGCTGGTATGGGAATATTGTCAGCCTTGCGGGGGCGGTTGTCCTCTTTTGGCTTATCAATGCCCATAGGAAGTCTTGGCCCTATCATCTTCGAAGTATCTAGCAGCAAAGCCAGAACATTCAAAGATATGAAAAGAAATACCAAAGGCGTTTATGGTTCTCATGAAATTATAGGAGGCAAGCCAGTAATTGAGTTTATGGGGCCGGATGGCGAGGAATTAAGTTTTACAATGCAATTTTCTGTAGCCTGGGGGCTGAATCCGCAGGAAGAAGTACAGAAAGTAAGGGAGCTTTGCGAAAAGGGTGAAGTAAATTATTTCGTTCTTTGTAATACTCCCATCGGAGAAAACCCTTGGGCTGTGGACAGTGTGAGTGAATCTGTGGATATAGTTGATAATAACGGCCGTATCATTGCTTCACAAATAGACATAACCTTGCGGGAATACGTTCCGAACATTAGCTAGGGGGCTATTTTATGCAAACTATAGATATAACGGCCGAATTGGGGGCGGTGGACTTTGCTCCAGATAGCGAGCTAAAAGAAATTGCGCAAAATGTGCGCACCATATTAACAACCTTTAAAAAAACAGTTCCTATGGATAGAGAGCTGGGAGTGAATGGAGCAATTATAGATTTACCTATAGCGGCGGCACAAGCCTCTATGACTGCTGACATAGTAGCAGCAGTTAGCAGGTACGAGCCACGGGCTAAAGTGGTATCGGTTGATTACCAGGGTAAGGAAGTTGATGGGAAAATAACGCCGAAAGTGAGGATTAAAATAAATGGAGCTTAAAAATTTGCCGGATATTACTTTCGCGGAATCGGATCCAGAGGCAGTAGACCTGCAGATACTTACAACAGTGGAAGCTTTACTGGGGCGCAAGCTGGCAAGAGCAGATCCCCTGCGGTTGTTTCTGCGTGGCATAGAAGCTCTAATGGTCCAGCAACGCATTTTGATTGATGAATGTGCAAAGCAAGGGCTTTTAGCATACGCCACAGGGGATAATTTGGATCATTTAGGCGTGCTGGTGGGTACTGACAGATTGAAGGCATCCGCCGCCACAGTTACATTGCAATTCTCAGTTGATAGCTCCAGAGAAATGGCCACCGTTATCCCTGCTGGTACTAGGGCTACAGCTGGAGACGGTATAATGTTCGCCACGAATGAAACAGCAATCATACAGCCAAGAACTACCAGCACGACAGCCACGGCTACTTGCACAGTTTTGGGCGATGCAGGCAATAATTACGCCCCTGGGGAATTGATGCGCTTAGTTGATATAGCCCCCTTTGTGTCTAAGGTGACGAATATCACAAAAAGTGAAGGTGGTAGCGATGCCGAAAGCGACGAAGCCTACAGGCTGAGAATACAAGAAGCCCCCGAGAGATTTTCCACGGCTGGCCCATCCGGTGCATATGAGTACCATGCAAAAAGAGCTAACGCCCTAATTGTTGATGTTTCTGTAGAGAATCCAGCACCAGGCGAGGTTGCTATCAGGCCACTGCTAAAGGATGGCAAGTTGCCAGATACTGAGGTATTAAAGCAAGTCGGCGACGTTCTTAACGCCAGGGATGTAAGGCCATTAACGGACAAAGTGACAGTTGAAGCTCCTACGGCTGTAGAGTATGACATTGATTTGTCATACTGGATTGATCGCACCAATGCAGCAGAGGCGGTGGCTATACAGGCTGCTGCTGAAAATGCTATTAAAGATTTTGCAGAGTGGCAGAGCCAAAAGCTGGGGCGGGATATAAATCCGACTGAATTGTATTATCGTCTCCGTACTGCTGGAGTAAAGCGGGCTGAAATCAGAAAACCTGCATATACCCAGATAAGCAGGGCACAAGTTGCCACCCTGGGAGAAAAAACGGCAAAATTCGAGGGCTTAGAAGATGATTAAAGAATTGCAGAGCTTGAGCCTTCTTGATATTCTGCCAGCTAATCTGCTGGAGGATAAAAAGGTAGCGGCCGCGGCTCAGGCACTGGATGCAGAATTACAGGCCGTTACAAGGGCAACTGTGGAGACTATGCACCTACCAAGGCTGGAGGTACTGCCAGAGGCTGTAATTGATTTGCTGGCATGGCAATGGCATGTAGATTTTTATGAACCCATAGGCATGGATGTAGAAACCAAGCGCAAGCTGGTAAAAGAGTCCATTGCCTGGCATAGAATCAAAGGCACACCAGCTGCGGTTGAAAAAGTCGTTACTGCTGCGTTTGACTCTGCCAGCGTGACGGAGTGGTTTGAATATGAAGAGGGGGCTGGCGAACCCTATCATTTTCGATTGACGACGACAGACACAATGCACGGCTCTGACTCGTACAAAGAAATGATTAGAGCCATCGAATCTGTAAAAAATGTTCGCTCTGTATTGGATGGTATCATCTTTAAATTTACTATACAGGATACTGTCAAAAAGCCTATAGATGAAACACCAGAATTTTATCCCGCCTTTGACATGGTGGATAATTTTCCGGTGGCCAGACGCTTATATGGTACAGGGGTTACTTATGGCAACGGTATTTATTACGGCGGTGCTGTAGACCGCATGGAGCTGGCAGTTTGTCTTGATATTAAAGAAGATAATTACACCGTGGCACAAAAAGCCTATGGAGCTGGCAGAACTTATGGGGACGGCGGGGAACCTTACGGCGGAACTGCTGGCCCTGCGGACGCAGGTGGCAGGCTCACGGCGTCAATATCTATTAATTACGGCGACGGCATGAGCTACGGAGCCAGCACACAGTTTTATGG